AAACGAGCGACACAATCTCCGGAACGCACTTCCGTCCGGTCGGGAACACACGACGAACCTTGACTATTGAAACGTCTTGGCCATCGTAATACTCCTTCCCACAAGACTCACGGAACCTACCGGTCCAGTAAGACTTGTCCATACCAACCCGGGCTCCAAAAAGCTCGAGGGTATGGGTGACGGAATGCACACAATCTACGGGGACAACAATATCATCTCCGTAGACACGCACCCGATTAAGAAAATCCGAAAATTCGGATCTCTTAATAAACGGGCGTGCTCTAGCCCTCTCGATACCAATGAAGCATATAGTCAAAAAGACCATTGCCTCAATGGGAAAACAGAGAGCTGAACCCATAGACGCGAACTTGGCCAGGCGTATAACGCCGTGGCCAGGAACATCAGCCCGTCTAGAACGACATGCATCAACAGCCCCATGCAAATGAGGGAAACGTTGGAGCATGCGTCTAACGAGCTGACTAGAGACACGATCGGATGCCTCACTCAAATCGAGTGTGGCAAGCTCACATGATTGTGAACCCTCCTTAGCAAGGAGCTGGTTAGGCTCCTGGTCAAGGAATCCGATAAAAGAGGACAGATAGGATTTATCTACCTCTTCGTAGAATAGCTCCTGAATCGACTGTTGTGCATATTGCATACATGTCGGCTCAATTGCTATAATACGAGGTGTCTTTTGCGTCTTAGGTACCGTGATGACTTTAACAGGCATCTCGTTACCGGGTTCGCGGAAATCAATCTCGTTATAATGCTCGTTGAAATAACGGGCATTAGCGAAGAGAAAATCCCCAGAAGGGAAATAACTCTCCAGGCGAGAGGTCCACATGCGATTGCTGTACTTACGGTTGCCCGTAAGTTTATCAGCAGTAGCACCAGGACCATGTTTAGGGATATGGTCGCAATCATAGACAGTTTTATCTATTTTCGCGAACATGGAACTAAACAAAAGAGAAGAAACCCTCTCAAAATCGTCAAGATCTGACGAAAACATGAGAGAGTCATTCTCTTTGATTTCCGACTCACATTGAACAAAACCGTCCATCGCATCCTTAACCCTAGCATCACTGCAAGGGATAAGAATCTTGCTAAACATCAGCGTTAGCTGACGAATAGCTTGAATTGCATCAATGGACGGTTGCTCAAAGAGCACACCAGAACGCCGATCAAAGACAAGCTCGGTGAAACCCTGTAGAAACACAGGGAGACACCCGTGAGTAAGGGTTTTGAAGCCCTTAAACACGTCGCGAGCGACAAACCCACGGTCGAGACTTTTTTGGAAGTCCTTTCCGTAGGTTGCCAGGGTTATCGTCAAAAACGACGACCCCTCGTCATTTGATCGCCTGATCAAATAGTTGAAGTCATTACTGACTTCTCCTAAGAGATCAGTGGTGCTGGTGCAACATCTAGTGGCAAAATCTTCTGCCACTATTTTCCAGAGCAATGTCAGGCTTTTCAAAGAACCTCCTTATTGGGGGTATTCTTTCCTTAGCCATCTGACATTCGGAGCAGGATCCTTATGTTCAACCGAGAACATTAAGGATCTGGAGCCCCACAGCAAGACCACCAAGCCCCAGACCTACCAATAGTACAACAAGTACTATCAGGATCTGAGACGTGGTGCCGAGACTATGATTATAATCA